ATCCAGCTTCTGGACTAAAAGTTATTATTGCTGCAGAAAGACCAGGAGATTCTGATTTTAGAGTTCTTTATACTACAATAAAAGCAGATTCTAGTGAAATTAGTCAATCTTATGAACTATTTCCAGGATATAATAATTTGAAAGAAACTACTGAAGGATTTTTAGTTGTTGATGAATCTAAAAATAGTGGATTGCCGGATAGAAAAGTTAAAGCAAGTCTTGATGGAGAATTTTTAGAATATGAATTTACAGTTGAAAATTTAGACTTATTCACTGGATACGGTATTAAAATTGTAATGAATAGTACAGATCAGGCACAAGCACCTCGTCTAGCAGACCTCAGAGTAATTGCACTCAGATGATAAAAGTAAAAGGAAATTCAAATCTATATCGAGATGAAAATTCTGGTGGTATCATAAATTGTGATACTGCCAATTACAATCAATATGTAAATTCTATAACGCAAAAAAATTTGCGTAAAAAAGAATTGGATGAAATGAAAAATGACATTGAAGAAATTAAGACACTTCTTAAAGAATTGATAAAGAATAACTAGTCAATCAAATTCATATAAATATCTAAAGGTATGTTAGCACCATAAAATAATGTCTGTTTATGTATCAAATATTGTGATTGAACAGGGATATGATTTTGATACTTCTTTTCAGTTAGAGGATACTAGATCCGGAACTCCATTAATACTAACCAACGCTTCTCTTGAAGCAAAATTGAGAAAGCATTATGGATCCACCACAGCAGTATCTTTTGCATCATCAATTACTGACCCAAATTTGGGAATTATTCAAGTATCATTAGGTTCAACTTTATCTGTTGATCTAAAACCTGGAAGATATGTATTTGATGTGAAAATTACAAATTATGGTAAAGAATATAAAGCTGTCGAGGGTGCAGCACTAGTACGAGGGGGAGTAACCAGGTAATGCCTAGTATTAACGACAGAATTGGATCTCAGAATGTAATTCGTGTTTTATCCAATGCTTCAGCACCACCATCAAATTTATTGAATTTAAATGATGTAAACTCTACATTAAAAACTAGAGATGGGATGATCCTTGTATGGGATCTTACTACAGAAAAATTCTATATGACGGATACGATTGATTCGTCATCCTTAAATATTACTGGCATTGCAACATTTTCAAATACTACAGATTCTACTGCACCTACAAATGGAGCTTTAGTTATTAATGGTGGAATTGGAATAGCAAAACAAGTTCATATTGGTGAAACTATTTCGGTTGCGGGTATTGCAACTTTCTCTTCTAACGTAGATATAAATGCTGCTGTTGATATTCTCAATGGAGTTACCGCAGAATCGACATTCAAATCTGTTGGAATTACAACTCTTGCTTCTGCGGGAGGTATCACCACAACTGGTGGAGATTTATATATTGGTGGAGACTTATATGTTTCTGATGATATTGTATATGATGAAGCAACAGCAAGAAATTGGAATATTAGTGGAACTGCTATTGTAGGAACTTTATTAGATGTAAATGGTCATACTGAACTTGATAACCTAAATGTATCAGGTCTTTCTACATTTGTTGGAGTATCTACTTTTAAGAGTGATGTATATATTGATGGAAACTTAGATGTTATTGGTAATATTGCACTTGATGAAATAGCTGGTGGAAACTTAAATATCTCTGGTATTACAACTATAGGAAATTTATTAGATCTTAATGGCAATTTGCATGTAGCAGGAGTATCTACTTTTGTTGGTGTTGCAACATATTCTGATAATTTATTTGTTTCTGGAACACTAACTGCTGGACTTATTGATGGAGGCACATACTAATGGCAAAACCTACTACCAGAAAAGAACTTGTCGATTATTGCCTTAGGCAACTTGGGGCACCGGTTTTAGAAATAAATGTTGCCGATGAGCAAGTCGATGACTTAGTTGACGACACTCTCCAATATTTTAATGAGAGACACTACGATGGTGTTGAGAAAATGTATCTTAAGTACAAAATTACTCAAGATGATATTGATAGGGGAAGGGCAACGGGAACAGATGGAGTAGGTATTGTAACAACAACTGGAACAGCAAATGTTGCTGGTTTTGGAACAACAACATTTAATTTTTATGAAACTTCAAACTATATTCAAGTTCCAAACTCTGTTATAGGAGTAGAAAAAATATTTAAGTTTGATACTAGCACAATCTCCGGAGGAATGTTTAGTATTAAGTATCAATTGTTTTTAAATGATCTTTATCATTTCAATTCCGTTGATTTATTGACATATGCAATGACTAAATCTTATCTGGAAGATATTGATTTTTTACTGACAACGGAAAAACAAGTACGATTTAATAAGAGGCAAGATAGATTATATTTAGATATTGATTGGAAAGCGCAAACTAAGGATACTTACCTTGTTCTCGAATGTTATAGAGCACTTGATCCCGAAAGTTTTTCTCAAGTTTATAATGATAGTTTTGTTAAAAAATATCTTACTGCATTAATAAAAAAACAGTGGGGACAAAACTTAATCAAGTTTCAAGGTGTAAAACTTCCTGGTGGAATTGAATTAAATGGTCGTGCAATATTAGAAGATGGACAGAGAGATTTAGAAGATATTAAACAGAGAATGTCCTCCGAATATGAATTGCCACCTTTAGATTTTATTGGATAATTATTATGACATTAAATCCATTTTTTCTTCAAGGATCCCCAAATGAACAATTTCTTGTTCAGGATTTAATTAATGAGCAATTAAAAATATATGGTATAGAAGTTTATTATTTACCTAGAAAGGTTTTCAAAACTGATAATATTATTAGAGAAATACAATCATCAAAATTTGATGATAGTTTTTTAATAGAAGCATATTTGAATAATTACGATGGATATGCTCCTGATAGTGATATAATGACTAAATTTGGTCTTAGATTAAAAAATGAAATAAATTTAACTATATCGAGAGAAAGATATGAAGAATTTATTGCACCATTTCTGGATGGAATTTCTTCAGGATTGTCGGCAAATGATGCGGATTTTTCAGAATTAATTTCAAGACCTAAGGAAGGAGATTTAATTTACTTTCCTCTTGGAGAAAGACTTTTTGAAATTAAAAGAGTTGAATCCGAAAAACCTTTTTATCAATTAGGAACAAATTATGTTTATGAACTAAGTTGCGAACTCTTTGAATATGAAAATGAACTTATTGATACAAGTATCGAAGAAGTTGATAATACTGTTGAAGATGAAGGATATATTACGTCCTTAACTCTTGTTGGAGCGGCAGTTACTGCTTTTGCAACGGCGTCAATTTCTTCTGGATCCATTAGTGAAATATTCTTAAATAATGATGGTAGTGGATATAGTTCCACACCGACTGTGACATTTTCAAATCCACCCAATTTTAAGGGTGGAGATAGTGTTGCCGAAGCAGTTGCTATTACGACTAATATTGGTAATGTTCAATCTATTCAAAGACTTGAAATAACTAATTCTGGTTCTGGATATGTAACACCTCCAACAATTACGATAAGTGGAGGTGGTGGATCAGGTGCAGCTGCCACATGTTCTGTTGGAGGAACGCAATTTAGTGTTTCTGAAATTGAAATTACTGGATCTGGTCGTGGATATACAACATCTCCTGTAGTTACAATTGGTGGACCTGGAACTGGAATAACTGCAACTGCAGTTGCAAGAATAAATTCCAATACTCAGATCGAATCTATTAGAATACTGAAACCGGGCATTGGATATACTGAGGCACCTACTATTTCTATAACAGGACTATCAGCAATTGGTATAGGAACTTATGTTTATAATGAAACTATAACAGGAGAAACTTCTGGAACAACTGCAGTAGTTAGAGATTTTAGTACTGTCGAATCTACAATTTCAGGTGTTCCTGATAGTACGGTATTGAGAGTTTCACTAAATACTGGTGAATTTGGTTCAGATGAAGTTGTGGTAGGATCTATTTCATCTGCTAGATATGTGGTTCAAAATTATGACGATGAAAGTTATGATGATACATATGATTCAAACGAAGAATTTGAATTGGAAGCAGACAATATCTTAGATTTTTCAGAATCTAATCCCTTTGGAGATTATTAATGTTAGGAACATATTTTTATCACGAAATCATAAGAAAAACTATTATTAGTTTTGGAACATTATTTAATGATATTTCAATTCGTCATACAAAAAATGATGGTAGTATTTTAGATGAGACAAAAGTTGGTCTTTCTTATGGGCCAATGCAAAAATTCCTGGCAAAAATACAAGAGCAATCAGATCTTACTAGATCAGTTGCAATTACTCTTCCAAGAATGTCATTTGAAATGACAAATATTCAGTATGATTCTACTAGAAAAACTGGAGTTACTCAAACATTTAAGGCAAACGATACTACTGATAATAAAACAAAAAAAGTATACATGCCGGTTCCATACAATATCGGATTTGAACTTAATATTTTTGCCAAGTTAAATGACGATGCTCTTCAAATTGTTGAGCAGATACTTCCTTTTTTCCAACCATCTTTCAATTTAACTGTCGATTTAGTCAATTCTATTGGGGAGAAGAGAGATATTCCAATTGTTCTTGATAGTATTGATTTCCAAGATGATTATGAAGGATCATTTCAAACGAGAAGAGCACTGATTTATACATTAAGATTTACTGCCAAAACTTATCTGTTCGGTTCTATTGCCAAGACTTCTGATGGAATTATTACTAAGATTCAAGCAGATATTTACAGTGACACTAATACAAAGACCGCAAAACGTGAAATGAGGTATTCTAGTCTTCCTGATCCCATTACTGCAGAACCTGGTGATGATTTTGGATTTACTGAAGAATGGACGTTCTTACCAGATTCTAAGGAGTATAGTCCTACTAGACAAGAGGATATTTGATT